GCCGCCCAAGCCGTTGTACTGATAAGTCACCGGCTCGACGCGCAACAGCATGGCGAGGCCGTCCTCATAGGGCAGGATGTTGCGCTTGATGCGCTCATCCGAACTGATCGTCCATGTATTAGTGCTTGGTTTCGCTGCGCTATCCGAGGACAACTGCAATTTATACGAGGGACTCGACGTCCCGATGCCGACGTTGCCTGCATTCGCTCCTTCGATCATCAGAGCCATTCTCTCGGTTAACGAGTTGGTTCCCGATCCTGGCCCTGCGCCCGTGAGGAAGCGTAATCGTGAAGAACCGGCCGATCCTGTAATATCCATCCCAAACGTACCAGAGGATGAATTTTCTAAAATTGTTGCTGCGGTTACTTGCCCCGATGTTCCCGAGCCTTTGATATGCAGAAGGTTTACTGGATTCGTCGTCCCGATGCCGACGTTGCCGGAGGAGTTGATATACATCCCAGCAGAACCTGCACCATATCCCAACAATAACTCACCACCAGTTGTTTCAGGACTGACTCTTAACCTTTTATTTGTATAGTCCCATGAAATAGCAGCCGCAAATGCATCGCTTGGATTGGCGAATAATATGAATGAATTGTATGCGTCCGGTGTAGCCAGCGTGATTCCTGCTCTGGCATTACTTTCAATGATTAACTCATCACCATCAGTATCAAATGTAGAAATACCTGAAGCACCGCGATAAATATGTCCTATTCCTTTCGGACTCGTTGTCCCGATGCCGACGTTGCCGGAGGAGTTGATACGGGCGCGTTCGGTGCCTCCGGTGACAAACCCGAGTGTGTCCGCACCAGCAGAATAAATTCCTGTGTTTGAATCTGTGTTGAAATGTAACGAGGGCGTGCCAACGCTTGCTGTACCTACTGCAATTCGGTCAGTAACTTCCAATCCACCAGCAGCAAGCCCACCAGACGCGGTAGATGTGCCAACTAATAATATCCCCCCATTCGTGATACGCACACGTTCTGCGCCATTTGTGTAAAACGTCTGAACAGCAGCCGCCGGGGTTGATGAAATACGGTATTCACTAGCCGATGCCGTAATAGTGCCGTACTGTGTAGCGCCGTTATTTGCAAACCAATATGCACCAGCTTGGCTATCAGAACTTCTTCCATTAATGGCTAGACCAACACTACTTGATGCTGTAACAACTGTAAGTGGGTAGCCAGGATTACTCGTCCCAATGCCGACGTTGCCGGAGGAGTTGATATACATCCCAGCAGAACCTGCACCATATCCCAACAATAACTCGCCACCAGTTGTTTCAGGACTGACTCTTAACCTTTTATTTGTATAGTCCCATGAAATAGCAGCCGCAAATGTATCGCTTGGATTGGCGAATATTATGTATGAATTTTGTGCGTCCGGTGTAGCCAGCGTAATTCCTGCTCTAGCATTACTTTCAATGATTAACTCATCACCATCAGTATCAAATGTAGAAATACCTGAAGCACCGCGATAAATATGTCCTATCCCTTTCGGACTGCTCGTCCCGATGCCAACGTTGCCGTCACCACGCACTAAGAATTTAGTGTATGGCCCTCCAGCATCGCTATCTGAATCTGTTATACATGAGAATAAATTATAGGTAGATGAGTCCCCAAGTGTATTTGCCGCAATCAAAGATGTTCCTGTGTAAGAACCAATAGCGGCTTCAAATCTTCCTAATGTGGTAGTTGTTCCACTTGTTGCGTATGAAAATAGCTTTGCGTTAGCGGTAGCCGTGCCAATCAGCACATTACCGTTGGAGTCGATACGCATCCGCTCGGAGCCACCCGTGGAAGTAGCAACTATATCTGCTGCCGGGAAAAAGACACCTGTATTGGTATCACCTGCTCTAAAAATTGATGGTGCGCCAGCAGAACCATCAGGAAATGCCGCAGTACCTGTAACTGTCGGCGAACTAATTGTTGGCGTTCCACCTAATGTATAAGTTCCTGTCGTTGTACCAGAAAAAACAGGAGAGCTAATTGTTGGCGTGCCACCTAGTGTATAGGTACCTGTTGCTGTACCAGAAAGAACAGGAGAGCTAATTGTCGGCGTTCCACCTAACGTATAAGTTCCGGTTGCTGTACCAGAAAAAACAGGAGAGCTAATTGTTGGCGAACTAATTGTTGGCGTTCCACCTAACGTATAAGTTCCTGTCGCTGTACCAGAAAGAACAGGAGAACTAATTATTGGCGAACTAATTGTTGGCGTACCACCTAGTGTATAGGTACCTGTCGCTGTACCAGAAAAAACAGGAGAACTAATTGTTGGCGTGCCACCTAACGTATAAGTTCCGGTTGCTGTACCAGAAAAAACAGGAGAACTAATTGTTGGCGTTCCACCTAACGTATAAGTTCCGGTTGCTGTACCAGAAAAAACAGGTGAATTGATTTCTGTTAATGCATTCAACGTAGTTGATAATTCGCTGATACCGGTGATTTGTCCAGTGTCGGCGAGTGTAAGTTGTAAAGTTTTGTTGCTTGCGCCATAGGTTCCGCTAAGATTATTGGTACCAATAAAACTTTCCTTAGCAAAAACAATGTTGGTAACATTCAGAGTGATGTCTCCTGTTGTTACTAGTGTCCAATTTGTTTTAGAATTAGTGTTGCCTGCTTCTACATATACCCGCATACCCGTGGTTAATTCAGCCGTAGAATCTGCATCGAGGGCTCGAGTTAGTATTGATGTTGACGAAGACCAAACATAAATGCCATTTTGACTTGCTGTATTTTGTCCAATTAGTAAAACTCTATCAGAGTTTACAAGAGTTATTCCGTCAATTGTTGTTACTGTGCCTGATAAATTTATGTTAGTGCTGGACGCGCATCTAACACTGTCTTTATAGTCTGAGACTGGACTTACTATATTTTTTCCGCGAAAAATGGGCATTTTAAATAAGATCCTTATTGTTTCTTAGTAGCTATTTAGTAAAAAGAAAGGGTGTAGCGAGCTACACCCTTTCTGCCATCAAATTCTAGAATGTTAAATTAATCTAACATCTTAGAATGCACCGCCATCAACGGTACTGTCTTCGTTAAGAATACCACCGGCGGTCAAACTGCTGGTAGATGTTACTCGAACAAAAATGTAGTCGTTGAGTTCTGGTGTTTCAGTGAATACGATACTAGTTACATTGCTTACAGTATTTAATGTGTATGAATATGTCGGAGCCTGTACCAAACCGTTAATAAACACTTGCGTATTATTAATGCTTGAAACTTCGACGCCTGTACTGAAGCTAGTTGTAGCACCATCACCAGTAAAAGTTAGAGTAGAAGCTGTAGTTGCAACGTTCTGTGGAACAAATTGATTTTGAACAGTGCTCCAAACCAAAGTATAACCATCATCCAGACCTGATGTGGAAACATCGGCCAAATCATTAATGCTTGCGGCTGCAATTCTAGCATCTGCACGAGCATTAGTGTAATACAGATTCGTTGAACCTTCTGCGATCGAATCAGTATTGGGTTTGGTAAATGTCAACACACCTGTACCAGAGTTGTATGCTAAAATATTACTATCGTTAGATGTTACCGTGATAGCACTTCTGGCACGAGCATTGGTGAAGTACTGGTTGGTTGAACCTTCAGCAACGTGATCTGTGTTAAGAACTACAGCACCTGTTTGACCATTTACTGAGCTAACTGCAGAGGTTGTACTAATAACACCAGTCGTTGAGTCATAGCTAATGTTTGAACCAGCACTGATTGAGCTGCGAGCGCGACCAGTTGTAAAATACTGATTGGTTGCGCCTTCTACTACTTTGTCAGTGTTGACATTGGCTAGGTCAAATGTAAACAAACCTGTGCTTGCACTATAGGACAATACTGTGGTGTCGCTAGTACCTAAACTTACCGCACTTCTGGCACGAGGGGTTGTGAAATACTGATTGGTTACACCTTCTGCTAGATCATCTGTGCTATGACTTGCTAAAGCAAAACCAATAACACCTGTACCGGAATTGTATGTCAAATTACCCGAAACACTAAAGTGGTTGCGAACTTCAGCAGCACTTGGACCTGTGTAAGTAAACACACCAGTTGAGCTGTTGTATGCCAACGAGCCATCACCGCCTGCATCTAATGCACTGACTGCATTGCGAACGCGAGCATTAGTGAAGTACTGGTTGGTTGAACCTTCACCAACATCATCTGTGGTCAATGTTGCGCTACCACCCAATGCAATTGATGTACCGTTAACAGTAACACTGTTATTGGTCAAACTGCTGTTTGGAATGCTAGCTAGACTGATTACACCAGTTGAGCTGTTGTAGCTTACACCTGTTGCTGTGGTTGCACTTACATGAGCACGAACTTCAGCAGCACTTGGACCTGTGTAGGTAAACACACCTGTTGCGCTGTCGTAAGTAAACGAGCCATCACCACCTGCATCAGTTACGCTTACTGCGCTTCTAGCACGGGCATTGGTAAAGTAAAGATTTGTTGAACCTTCAACGAGACCATCTGTGTCGTGGTTAGAAAGACTGCTGACTGTACCTGTGACATTACCTATCAAAGCACCACGGAAATTTGTGGCTTGAATATCACCTGCTGTACCACTGAATACTTCACTAGTATTGGTTGCATCAGGAATGAATGTCAAATAGCCAGTGCTGTCGTCGAAACCAAAGAAGCCGACCTTAGCAACAGTACCATTATGCCAACGGAATTCAATACCACGATCTTTGTTATCATCTGTACCAGGAGCAGTATCGCCACCTAATGTGAAGATTGGATCATCGATTGAAACTATTGTGCTGTTAACTGTTGTAGTTGTACCATTAACAGTTAAATTACCGCTAACTGTCAAAGCAGCAAAAGTAACGTTATCAGATGTCCCTACTGCTTGACCGATGCTTATTACACCTGTACTACTGTTGTAAGAAACACCAAGACCTGCGCTGATTGCGGCTCTAGCACGAGCATTGGTAAAGTAAAGATTTGTTGAACCTTCAGCAATATTGTCAGTATTGAAAGCACCAATACTCGTTGAAATTACACCGGTTGAACTGTCGTAGTTGATACCAGTTCCAGCACTTAAATGAGCACGAACTTCAGCAGCACTTGGACCTGTGTAAGTAAACACACCAGTTGAGCTGTTGTAGGCCAACGAGCCATCACCACCTGCATCAGTTACACTTAAATGAGCACGAACTTCAGCAGCACTTGGACCTGTGTAAGTAAACACACCAGTTGAGCTGTTGTAGGCCAACGAGCCATCACCACCTGCATCAGTTACACTTAAATGAGCACGAACTTCAGCAGCACTTGGACCTGTGTAGGTAAACACACCTGTTGTGCTGTCGTAAGTAAACGAGCCATCACCACCTGCATCTGAAGCACTTACTGCGCTTCTAGCACGGGTATTGGTGAAGTACTGATTAGTTGAACCTTCAGCGATACCGTCTGTGGTTGGTGTTGTAAATGTTAATACACCTGTACCACTGTTGTAGGCTAGGATTGAACCACCGCCAGTTAAACTAATTGCGGTACGAGCGCGAGCTTGTGTAAAGTACTGATTAGTTGAACCTTCAACAAGATCATCTGTGCTATGGTTTGACAGAGCAAATCCAATAACGCCAGTTGATGAGTTGTATGTCAGATTACCTGTAACAGATAATGCGGTACGAGCACGAGCATTGGTGAAGTACTGATTGGTTGAACCTTCAGTGATACCATCGGTGGTTGGCTTGGTAAATGTCAATACGCCAGTACCGGCGGTATAGGATAGCACTGTGCTATCGCTGGTTGTTAAACTGATAGCACTTCTAGCACGAGTCGTAGTGTGATAAAGATTTGTTGAACCTTCAGCAACATCATCTGTGCTAAGAACTACAGCACCTGTTTGACCATTTACTGAGCTAACTGCAGAGGTTGAACTAATAACACCAGTCGTTGAGTCATAGCTAATGTTTGAACCAGCACTGATTGAACTTCTTGCTCTGGCTGTGGTGTGATACAGGTTTGTAGAACCTTCTGCTACTTTGTCAGTATTGGGTTTGGTAAATGTAAAAACACCTGTTGTTGAACTATATGACAATATTGACGAATCATTTGAAGTTAAACTCACAGCATCGCGAACACGAGAAGTCGTATAGAAAAGATTGCTAACCCCTTCAAGGATACCATCTGTTGTTGGCCATGCAAAACTAAATTGACCAGTTGTAGAATTATAACTTAGTACCGATGAGTTGTTACCAGACAGACTAATTGCACTTCTGGCACGAGCATTGGTAAAATAAAGATTTGTTACACCTTCTGATAAATCGTCAGTACTATTGATGGTAATACCTGTAATTTCCTGGTCAACATAGGCTTTAGTTGCGGCGTGTAAGTTAGCTGTTGGTGCACCACTTAATGTTAGTGCGCCTGTCATTGTGCCGCCGCCCAAAGCCAGTTTAGTGGCCAATGAGTTAGTTACAGTAGTTGCAAAACTTGCATCATTATTAATTGCTGCTGCTAATTCATTAAGAGTATCTAGTGCTGCTGGTGATGAGGCAATCAGGTCAGCAATATTAGTCTTAACGAATGCTGTTGAAGCTACTTGTGTTGTGTTTGTGGACGCAGCGGCTGTTGGAGTCGTTGGCGTGCCACGCAGATCAACGCTATTCATTATCGAGCTTGATCTTGCTTTAATTAAAGGCATTTTATTTTTTCCTTAAATGTTGAGTTTCTCTGAAACTCATAAGACCGTTGAATATGGAGTCTAGCCAATAGGAAAAATTAAATAACCAACAACCAGAAGTTTTTCGTTATATTAACGCTTCCGTTGCTAGCTGTGACAGTAATTTCATATCTACTAGGGCTGCTGTTATTGGGAGCAGTTCCCACTAGATTTGAACCACTGATGGATAACCATCCAATACTTACTTCTCCTTCATGTGCAGGAGCAATGGTAAAACTTGTAGCATTATTTATTTCAAGTAAGAAATTAATGGTTTCTCCACCTGAAAAAGTTCCGATATATGAGTTGCTATCTGTCCAATACGGCACAGAAACCCCATAGTGGATCAGTCTAGGAAATACAAACTCATTGCCACTAGTATCAATCAAAGTCAAATCTTGAGGACTGTTCCAAAATGAACTTGACATTGTAGCTGTTTCAATCATGATTTGCATGATATTTGTTGAAGGATAGTCAATCCTAGTAACATTTTTGTTGCCAATTTTGACACCGGTACCATAGGTAATATCAGTTGCCACAACTGTAATTGTAGTGTATTGAGCAATGGTGCTGTAACTTACATCCGTGACTGTTGGTCTTGCTCGATCTGTGGATGTGGTACTTTTTAAAATTTTAATTAAAATTCTAGCACCGTCTTCGGGTGCTTCATCAAAGCTGACGATGTGACCATCGATTAGTGTAAAACTATAACTTGGTTCTTGTTGTATTCCATCGACGCTGACAACCAAATTGTTCATAGTCGGAACGGTTGTTATAATATCAAAATTCAAAGAAGAACCATTACCAATAAAATATCTATTAATTACTGTTAGAGCTTGAGTCTGCGTTCTAAACTCACCAAGAGTTGAGTCATAGGCAACGACTTGCCCATCAGAAACACCAACGGTAGTGACATCTAACAAGTCGTCTAGACTCAATGGTATTGGTGGCAATGAACTGAGACCGAGTTGAACTTTGTTGTCTACATACTGCTTGGTTGCGGCTTCAAGTGCATTGAGAGGAGCAGCGGCCAGTGTCAGTACTCCTGTCATGGTACCACCAGCAATGTTTAACTTGCCGGCCAATGCTGTGGTAATAGCTGAGTTGAAGTTATTGCCAAGGTTTGAAGTTATATTATCAACATAAGCCGTGTTTGGCAGTGTGTGCCAAGCAGAACCATCATAATATTCAGGTTTGGTAGTATCGCTGGAGAAACGAATATAACCACCGGCACTGATCAATGGTCTTTCTACACCAACACCTACAGGTAGTTGTAAGGCACCGGTCCCTTCAATTTTAAGCACACCAGATTGGGGTGCAAGAGTCTCTTGCGAATGATTAGTTTTGATTGGCATTAACCTTTACCTGCAATTTTTTCTTGGCTACGACCATAAGCAGTAAGACCAAGTACAGCACCCATGGCAATATGGTACAAACCTGCACCTTGTAATGTTAACGGGCTCCATTGGCTAGTAACTTGTCCATCCTGTACGGCTTGCAACACGCTCCATAATACCGGAAAAAGAATAAAATCTGTGGCACAGGTTATCATATAGATAAATGCCATCATTGGACGCCATTTGGAGTTGATATAATTGCCAAACTTGTCATTGGTTTCTAGTGTGCTTGTTGCACCCTGGACTGCTACTTGTGCGGCTGCATCTGCCACTGCTTTTGTTTTTGCAGCTTCGTCATCGCCTGTCCATCCACCAGCCGCTACGCGAGCATCAATATTGACTCGAGCTTTTCGAGTCAGCGAATTGAATGAATCGCTATCGTCATAACTTTCTAATTTTGGCATGAATCATGAATTCTCCTTACCATTATTTAGTGAAGAATCACTTTTTAAATTGAAAAAAGTCTGTATGGTTTTAGACACATTTGCTGCAAAATCGCTGCCTTCTTTGCTGGCTCCCCATTTTCCAACTGGACAAACAGACTTGGCAATTGTTACTTTGAGATTTACTAAACATCCGCACATGTTACATTGTTTTGTTACCCGGCGATAATGTTCGCATCGTTGACAGTGTCCTGCCCTTTCTAATCTAACCGCCATATTGGTAAACATAGACACTACTTAGCCAAAAGAAAAGGGCTCTTTAGGAGCCCTTTTCCAATCCAAAACTCACTAACCAGAATGATTAGATAAAGCTTAGATTTGATACTGCAATTGTATTAACATAATCAGCAGCATTACCCAGCGACGAAGAGCTGTTTGAGAGCTCCACATAGCCATACCGTGTCATGAACGACACAGTTGGTTCAAATGTTGCTGGGTCAAGGATAACACCACTGCTCATCAATGGAATGTATGGGCAGTAGAACGCTGGTGCATCCATTTCGTTAGCACCTTTGTAACCGACTAGAACTGGAGCAGAATCACCAGCATAGTGGTTTACATATACACGAACAGAACTGTTCAATGTACCAACAAACTTGGTATTTGTTGGGGCTTCAAATGTGCCTTCTGTTGTACGAGCAAAAGCAGAAGTTGTAGCACTCTGCAGAATCGTCAATGCTGTTGGGCTAACAACGATGTAGTTACCAGCACCACGACGTGTGCGAGCAGCAATATCGTTAGCAGCACGATTGATCAACACAGCAAGAGCAGCGTGTTGGTCGCCTACGAATGCAGCCGTGCCCGAAACTGCGCTTTGATCAAATGTGGCAAAAGCAGTGCCAGCAAGAGCTGTCAAGCTAGCAATGATTTCCTGATCAATTTCAGCAGTAATTTCTTGTGCTAGAGCGGCCATGATTTCTGCTTCGACATCAACACCATGAATGGCGTTAGCATCTTGAGCAGCTTCAAATGTCCAACGAGCACTGAGCCTACGACTCTTGGCTTCTACTGTTTCTTTAAGAATCTGAATGTTCAGTTTCTTACCTGCGGAACCTTCTAATGCACTTGTTGCAGCACCAACGCCAGCAGCAGCACCGGAGTACTGTTGGGCGATCTTGAATGGGCTTAGTGCTTCATCGTTGGCAGCTACTGCACCACCGATGACATCACCGGCTGCACCACCTGTGCGCTCAGCTTGAGCTTCTGCATAACGAACGCGCAGAGTGTGAATCTGACTTACTGGGCCTTGCATCGGCTGTACGCCAACTAGTTCGTTAGCAATCGTTGTTGGCATTACACGACGAATCACCGGAAGAATTACCTTGTTTAGTACGGCAACGTTACCGGAGGCTGTTGCACCGGATGTTGCTGTCTCTGTCAGGTACTTCTTGGTGTTTTCCAAACATACTTCCATTGTGGTCTTACGCTGACCACTTAGGCCTTCTACTAAGGCTTGTTTAGTAGCAGACCAATTCTTAGCTTCAAATAAAGCTTGTGACATTTTGTGTCTCCTAATAATTAAATCTATTTAATACCAGCGAGTTTACGAAGTTGCTGAATTGTATCATCAGCTTCGGCTGGCGCGGCAGCAGTCTCTGACTGAGCCTTATTCCCTGTAATCACGGTCTTATGTGATTGGTGTCCTAATTCAATAAGTGGTTTCCTCTCACGACGAACTTCCTCATTTAGGACTGATGGCAAGAACTTTTGGAATTGATCTTTTAGCTTAGACGTGTCTGTGCTTTCCAGTAACTCTTCCATTATGGCTCTCTTGTCTTTGGACAATGGAGCACATAAATCTTGCATTACGCGAACTCGCTGTGCTTTATCTTCCGCAATGCGCTGACGACGAAGCGACTCGCTGATAATATTTTCTTTTTCTTTAATAGCGGTTTGAGCCTGTGTTAGTTGTGATTGAATTTCTGCAACCTTACGGTTCAATTGACTGACAGCAGTGCCGTCAGCAAATTTACTTGCCATAAATTCGGCAGCAAATGCTTCCATGATCTTACGACCAAAGTTGTTTTCTTTTGCTTCACGAATATCTGTCTTAAGCTGTGTCATTTCTTTCTTGAAAGTTTCTGCTACCGAGGCATTAACCTTTTCGCTGGCTTTCTTAATGAACTTTGACTTGGCTTCGTTAATTGCATTACGACCTTCGGTTACTAGCTTGACACGAGCTTCCACTAATTTCTTGTGATCGTCGTGCAATTCGGCTAGTTCACTCGTTAGCTTGCGTAGTGCAAATTCTTCTAGTTGAGTAACGGTTCCTTTTTGTGCTGTGCGATCATTGCGAAGTTCTTGGATTTCCTTTGACAAGGTTCCAACAACCAGCTTTTGTAACAAAGCTGTATCTTCTTTGATCTTAGCAGCATATTTTGTTCGCTGTCCTATTGCTGCTTCACGCAATGCTTTAAGATCAGCAGCACCGGCTTTAATGGTATCTTGCATGAGCTTGTCCATTGCTTCAATTAGCTGACCTTTATCGTGTTCATAGCGTGATGCAAACTCTTCGCGAAGTTCAGCTGTAACATTTTCACGGCTTTCGACCTTGTGTTTTTCCCAAGCGGCATTGATGTTATCGCGCACCTCTTCGGAAAGAACAACTGAACCAAGCATATCTGTAAATTGACTCATTTAAGTAATCTCCTCAGACTTTCTTTAAGCTTGAAATGAATTTTGTGATTTCATTTTCAAGATATCTTTGTGCGGACCGATCGTGGTTTACCGCGTAGGCCACATCAAATAGAGCGGCACGTCGACGACTTCCCATTACTCTTTCATAGATGGCAGTTGGATATGCTTCTGGAGCACTTGGTTGTGCTACCACATCAACAGTTACAATTTCAAAATCAGATACATTACCTGATTCTTGAACATTGCCCGATCCACGGCTGCTTACACCCAACTTAACACCACTTTCAAGTAATGTTTTGATAATGTTTCCCATTGGCGTAGGAATTAGCTTTAGCTTACCGTACCCATTGGCGCCATCCATCCACATTTCTGTAACCATATGACTTACTCGATCAAGGTTTACTTGTAGATCATCTGGATGGTCTGCCTCACCTAGTACTGAGAGACCACTATCTAATCGTTTACGAATGCTCTCTACAGCACTGGCAATTTCATTCACAGGATAGATACGCTGATTGTGATTGCGTACACCTCCCTGAATAAAAATGCCTTTCATGTAGAGATCCTTACTGCCACTGGCAGACTCTTTGGTTTCAATAACCATGCCTGCCTGGTCAAATGTTAGATTTTCTCTTAGTGGCTGTAGGTTCATTTTGAATTAGCCTTTTACTCCCTTTACCGATACTTTCTTAAGATCAGGCTTGGTAGTACCACCTAGATCTTTTACAGGAGGCGCTTTACCAGGGCTTGTGCCGCTTGGTGTACCTTCAGGAGAACCGGCAGCAAACTTCGGAGCTGGGCGAGCCATGTTTGGGTTCTTACCAGCTACTGGGCTGTTTTTCTCATCAGCTTTATCGCTATTGTCTGGGGCAGCTACTTTTTTTAATTCTAAAGATTCTTCAATGCCTTCTTTTGGTTCTTCGGCAGCGGGCGCTTCGGCAGCGGGTGCTTCGGCAGCGGGTGCTTCGGCAGCAGGCTCGTCCGCATGTGCGCCAGAGGCCATTTCTTCAAATTCTTTCTTTAACTTTGCTAAAGCAGCTTCAACATCCATCATTGCGTCGGCCACATCAGCAGCATCGGCGCTTACTGGGGCTGCTTCGCCGCCGTCAGTACCTAATTCGTCGGCAAGATCATCAGTGGCTGCTTTCTCACTATCAGCCGGAGGAGCAACTTCATCGTCTTCTTCTGTAAGATCGGAGTCAACCTCATCAATTGCGTCTGCAACTGCGGCTGCATCTTGATCGTACATTTCCTCGTCAGACATGATATCTTCATACACTTTACGGCCAATACTTACATAATAATTGTGTAGCAGTGCGCTAGCTTTATCTTCTTCTTTGTTAAGAAGATGATCTAGTGCTTGCTCAAGAACGGTTTTACTCATTTATAATCTCCTTGCGCTAAGAGGTATAGACACACCCGTAGGGATGTATTTTGCCAATAACTACTTACTAATGGCACACTAAAATACCAAGGAAATGGTGGAAAAAACGGAGTTTTTAATTAAGTTGTAACTGGTCTAGCGTACATTTTATGGATAAATTCCATTTTGGCTTTACTCTCATATTCACGCAAATCGCGCACTTTTCTTAACTTGTTTATGTGTTCAAGGGTAAGTCTTTTTCTACGCAAATCACCATAGAACGCTACTTCAGGATCAACTTCCTTTTCAATTTCATCATTAGCTTTTTGCAAATCGTTGAATCTCATAAGACTACTTATCTAAATTTATTGTTTAAACCGGAGTAGCTGGTTTCGGTGCTTCTGCTGCTGGTTTGGGCTCTGCTGCTGGTGCTGCTGGTTTGGGCTCTGCTGCTGGTGGTGGTGCCGGTGGTTCGGGTGCTACACTTAACCCACTAGTTAGATCTAAATCAGATTCTGAAGGTCCTTTAAGTCCTGTGACGCCGAAATCTGCAGATTCTCCTTGGTTGTTTTTATTGCTGCCTGTATTTTCTTCTTCCCAGAGTTTTTCGTTTTCTAAGATTTCATCTTCTGTCAGACCCAGGAACTTTTCTAATTTAAAGCGATGTGAAAGATATGGAATTTCAGCCAACTGAGTAAACACCGCAGCTCTTGCATTATTGATTTCAATCTCTCTGTATTCGCTAAAATTCTGTGGCTCAAACATGTCGATGTCAAAGCTTGCACTGTCAATGTTGGCTCCGCGATGTTTCAAAAATACTTTGAATTCTTTGTCAAAGAAAGGTGCAATTAATCCTTGTAAACGACGACAATACCTATTAAATCTAAATTCTTGGATCAGTGCTGTGCCCATACGACCATCTGTAAAGGC